GTGCACGGATGGTGCATATGAACCGCCTTATAGAACTTGGCGTCCTTTTCGGGATTCGGAAGCAGCCATTCCTTACCTTTACGCCAACGGGCGGGAACAGAACCGGCGACCATTTTCTTGGTCTCGCGCATTGTACCATCGAGCAAACGATGTGCGGTGCAGAGCATCTGCGCCGATTCGACAATCATTTTGACGACGTGTTTGTCGCACTGCAGCTGAGCCGCAATGACGGGGTCACGGTCTAAAACAAAGATATTCATGATGTAGTGTATATCCTATATGGATATAGTCAAATGTAAACCATTAATTTACGCCACCTGCATAACCTCTTCGGTCTGGAGTGAGTCAATTACTTCCTTAATGAACTGTTGCTTCTTTTGCATACCGACAATGGATAATGTATTTCCTTCTTTCTGCAATCTCTGGATGTAGTAGTCTAAATCAGTGTAGTCTTGTTTAAGTCTTTCCAGTTGTGAAGCGATCATGTTTTTATGGATTGTTTACTACCCGACATGATATAGAAGGCGCAAGAGCGCCTTTCAAGAAAGTGTTAGACTTCAATAAGTTTTGGCCAAACTTCTTGGACCAAAGCCTTAGTAATGCCTTTGTATTTTCCAGCAAACTTTTTGTCCTTTACGGCAAGGAGAATCTCTGCATCCTTGGGATGAATGCCTTCAAGTACCTGGAGGAACATACGTTCACGTTTCACAGGCATCAATCCGTCTCCCTTACCCTTCTTTACGAAGTACGTCATCATCTTGGTCTGACGGAGCAGCGAGGTCGGAGCAAGACCTTCCTTTGATACATTTGATTTGTATTCTGGAGCACCAGGAGGAAGATTGAATTCAATGAAATCATCATAAGCGGCACGGAGAACGTCTCTGAGACCAAGTGAGTCATTCTTTTTGAGAATATCCATTTTCTCCGCTCTCGTTGGAGCAGCGGCAGCTTTTTCAAGGATTTCGTAGATTTCTAGTTTCATAGTGTATTGTTAAATTCCTCTGCACATTCAATAAGCTGAGTGCATCGTTTTGATATAAGATAGTTTAGGACGTTTGAATTGGGTTTCACCGATTCAAAGGTATTTATAATAAGAGCCTTTTTGTCCTGGGGTACTTTGCTTAGATCAATGAGCGCCGTATTGCGCTGGAAGTTACGGTAGGTTGCTTCATCCATTACCTTATCCAGAGAGGTGCGCGAGGCGTACCATTGCTCAATTTTCTTGGATGAAAGAGGCTTCTGGCGGATTTTATCCACAAAGGTATTGTCGGGAGATAGGACATTTGGAATACCATCGCCGCTGTCGCCACCGACAGTGTGTTCAAAGAGATATCTAACCGGATCCTTCTCCTTGACAAAGGCTTTCGTCATAGGAGAGAATTGGCGGACATTGGGATACTGTTGGAGCTGAATGAAATCCTTGTCGGCGGAAATGATCATGACGGGTTCGTGTTCGCCGAAGTTCTGAGTCTTTTCGGTAAGAGTACCAATGACATCATCGGCTTCTACATTCTGAATATGAATCACTTTGTACGGAAGGTGTTCCTTAACCTCGTCACGGACCATACCGAGGATACGAAAGAATTCCTTCCAATCAAGACCGCTGGCGTCACGGCTGGTCTTACGGTTGGCTTTGTATTGTGGGAAGATTTCACGGCGCCAGGAACCACCGTCGCATGCAAGAACCATCTGACCGTATTCCTTGCGGTACTTGAGGTTGTACATCCGCAAAGAGTTTAGGATCATATGGCGCACCATATCCTCGGAGACAATAACCTTTTGAGCAAAGATGTTGGAGATGGCAATGCCAGAATAGTCAATTAGAATCATATGTCAATCATACCATATTGCGGCTCCTTGTAAACCATAAAATTCATTTATTTGATGGTTTACATTTGACTCACTATGGTTATAATGAATCTCTATTCGACTGTATTAACCAATAAGGACTTACGGTACTTTGTGAGTTGGACACGTGTCACTCTTACACGAATCTGGTCATTGTAGTATTCATCTGCAAGAATGGCATTTCTTTCTACTTGCTCCTTCATTTCTAAATAGGAGCACTCGCTCTTACTGGTGCATAGGTGCAAAATGGTCCTGCGGAAATTATCCTTACCTAAATCATCTAGATCCTTTTGGAGTGCATTACTGGAACCATAATAGGTCTTCCAGTCCGACTCAACAAGGATGCGCTTCTTTTTCTTCTTGACTGTTTTAAAGCCCTTGAAGAAAAAGAGTTTCTTTCCGATATACTTACGACCATTTACTAGGTTCTCTATTAGATAGACGAACCCGTAAATTTTCTTTGGGTCTAATTCAGTTGGTTCAAACGGAGAGTCATGATAAAGCCACATAATGGCTTATTTATCATTCCTCGTCGATGTCGCCTTCTTCGCTGCAATGATTGCCGCACATTGGGCAATACTCTGGGTAGTTCTCTACCGAGATGTCCTCCTCACCCTCATCCACATCAGGATCAATAATGTCCTCTATGAATGAGATGGTGGAGGTGCAGCCACAGCAATAACAATTAATTTGTACTTTAGGCATTAGGCTTCGCAGGATACGCAGTTGAGTAGGTTGCGTCCGAGCTCCTGAGCCGGATGCGTCCCACGTTGGTAATAGAGTGTCTTAATCTTGTTCTCCCAGGCGTAAATCATAAGCTGATTTACTTCCTTCGGAGAGGTCTTTGGATGGACCATAAGGTTCAATGACTGCCCTTGGTCAATGTATTTCTGACGGGCGGAGGCTTGGATGATAATTTCCTTTTGAGAAATCTCACCGAAGGTCTTAAAGATTTCCTTTTCTTCCGGTGTGAGGAACTTGAGGTGAAGCACCGAACCACCGTGAGTCAGGATTGACTTCCAGGTATCCTCATCATTCTTGTCGTGCTTCTTGAGCACTTCCTTGAGGTATGGATTCTTATAGGTAAAGGAACCCTTGGCCAATTTCTTCACGAAGTAATTCGAGTTCAATGGCTCAATGGACGGTGAAACCTGACCCAAAATGAAGCTGGATGAAGTGGTCGGAGCCACGGCAAGCGTGGTTACATTACGGCGACCGGTACCCTTCAAGAGTTCCGGCTCACCAAACTTTGCACCAAGCTCCAAAGTCGCTTTATCGGCACGCTCACGGATGACGCGCCAGATGCCCGTGTTGAGCAGCTTGGCTTCCATGGACTCGAACCCAATGGACTTTGACTGAAGCAATGAATGCCAGCCAAGAACACCAAGACCCAACGCACGTTGATTCTTTGCGAACTGGTGTGGAGCCTCCATGAACTTCATGTTCTCCGTTTTATCCACAAACTCTTGGTTCACGGAATCAAGGAAGTAGATCATCGTTTCAACAGCGTCTGTTTCCTTAATTTCATCCCAGTGTAACAGGTTGAGAGATGAAAGCACGCATACAAATGACTCTTCCTCATTGGAAGAAAGACAGATTTCAGAGCAGAGGTTGCTCGAATTAATCTTGCGCTTCTTTTCTTTGTAAACAGCAGGAGCAGCCTTATTGACGGTATCCGTAAAGAAGATGTAGGGATATCCAGTCTCAAAGCGTTTCTTGATGACCTTTGTCCAGGTCTCGCGCTTGTCCTTATCTCCAGCAATCATGGACTCCATCCACTTGTCGGTAATGGTAATACCAATCGACATATTCTGAATGGCATGACCGTCCGAACGGATCTGAAGGAATTCTTCAACATCCGGATGCTCAATCGGTAGATACGCAGCAAAGGAACCACGACGAGCGGAACCCTGAGAGATGACTTCTGCAATAGTATCAAACAGTTCCATGAAGTGAACGGGACCCGAAGATTCACCGCCAACAGAAATAGGAGTACCGCGAGGGCGTAAGTCGCCAAAGTAACCAGAGGTACCGCCACCGTGCTTTGACATAATACCAACTTCGGCAGCCTTATTCAGAATGACTTCCATCTTGTCGGCAATATGAGAATTGAAGCAGGAGACTGGAAGCCCACGGTCGTTACCATAGTTGGTCCATACCGGAGTGGAAAGCGAATAGAATCCGCGTGCCATATAGTCCTCAAACTTATCGGCAAATCCTTGAATACCCAATAGTTTCTCTGCGCGTTCGGCAATCTGACGAATACGCTTTTCTGGAGTCATTCCTTCCTTAAGGTATCCTCTTTCAAGGAACTGACGCGAGTGCGTGTTGAGCCAATAATACTTGTCATGCGTGGAACTCATAATAATTAAAATAGATCAGATTGATTAAAGCTCTGTCCCTTCTTGGAGTATTCAATAGGACGTGAATGGAAGAAGTCGGTCATATTGTTACCGAGAATCTGTTCATCAAACCAAAGGGTCTTTTTGACCATATCCTTATCAACTTCAAATAGCTTTTCAAAGCCAATCTGAACGAGGGATTCATTCATACGGTTCTTAATGAACTCGCGAAGGATTGGTGTGTTGAGGCTTTCAACGCTATAACCATTCATAATCCAGTCAATAATCTTGCACTCGTACTCAATGGCAAGAAGGGATTCAGAAATGATTTTCTCTTTAAGCTCGGCATCAAAGAGTTCCGGATGTTCGTCGCGGATGGTATTAATAAGCTTGATACCAATCATGGCATGGAGATTCTCTTCACGAGAAGTGTATTCCACTTGCTTGTTGGTATCCTTGAGGAGATTGCGGAAACGACCAAAGTAACTAATCGTATAGAACTGACTAAAGAGAGCAATGTTCTCAACGAACAACGTAAAGAGAATGAGCGAATAGACAAACTGCTTCTTCTTGTCGGGAGTAAATGGCTGGAGGTACTTGCGGAGATAGGTAACACGACCGCGGATAATATCCTCTTGGAGAATACGGTCGAATGAATCCTCAATACCCAAAACGTCGAGAAGGCGTTCATACGCATCACCGTGGACAACTTCCGAATTGGCCATTACATAACCGAGGTCTGTGATTGTGGGATGCGGAAGGTTTTCTCCGACCTTGGCCCAGAACTTCTTGACTGAAATCTCAAGCTGTCCAATGGTAGAAAGGGCACGAACAATAATCTCACGTTCCTGAGGAGTCAGAGTGACCTTGTAGTCCTGAATATCACTTTGAAAATTGAATTCTCTGTGGGTCCAAAACCCGTTTTGCATTGCCTCGATGTAGTCCTGTGTCCAGGGATAATAGTCGGGCTTCCGTGAGATTTGTTCTTCAAAAATCATAAGTGGTTAAAGTTTTATTGTTTGGTTGATTAAGTTGATTGTTGGTACAATAGTATATTACCTTCCCTACTTTGTAAACATCAAAATACATTTAAGGTAGGTTATGTATATCATAACGCACCTTGAACCACAAACTATTTTAACTATTTTAGGACCGACGAATCGCTCTTAGAGAGCCATTATCCGAATTGCGGAGAACAATCACGTGTGTCGGATTCTTCTTGGCGTATTCGTAGATACTGGTGTGACCTTCATTCTGCATATCAAGGTACTTTGACCAGTGTTCAAACTTAACCTTACCCTTTTCAAACTTATTGAACAATTTTGAATCGACATCAAATGACTTGTATTTGCGGCGCATCAGCCCACCCGATGTCGGTGGCATTGCCATGGTGGAACTATCACCCGTTACAT